AGACCGGGGTCGGGCAAGCGATTGATGATCAACTCTCTTACACGGACCTCGAATATCAAGGCATCACCTTTAACAATACCAGCAAAACCAATATGGTGAATGGGCTCATTACTGCGATTGAGAGCAAGAGCATTGGGTTGCCTTTTTGGAGTGTGCTAGATTTAGAGATGGATGCATTTGAAGTAAGCACGAATGACCTCGGGACAATGCAATATTCCGCGCCGTCTGGTCAGCATGACGATACGGTTATGGCTCTCTGTCTAGCTAATGCGGCATTAGAGCAATACTCAGAGCGGGAATATGACGTCAAATTTATCGAGGAGATAAAGGAAGACAGATTGTCGCCGATAGAGCAGTTCTATAAGGACGACGATTAATGGAGAAAGTCGTAAAACTTGAGGACCGATTGCCCGACCTCGAAAGCGATTACGTTTCGGCGGACATTGTCCTCAATCAGAAGTCCCTTTCGCCAATCGACGATCAGTCCGACCAATCAGGCTATGGAGTTTGGAACGAAGAACTCAAAGCTTGGATTGACCTTAACACTCTTAAGGGGCTCTTCTATAACGATGACTGGGTTTATATAATCCTCGATCGGATTGCTTCTAAGGTTGCGGCTCAAGAACTTAGAGTCATGAAAGAGCAATTCGAGAATGGTGTATCGGTATCGACTCCGCAAGAGGATCATCCCGTTCAGAAAATGCTCTCTCAACCTAATGAGAATCAAACCTATTACCAATGGATGTACTCCATCGTTGTCGATTTGGGATTAGCTGGGAACTCAATTATTTATCGGCCCAAAACAATTCCAAGTCTCCTCCATATACCTGTTGAAATGATCCAGCTCGATTTCACTCCCGATGGTGAACTCGACTTCTACCGGGTCATTCAATACAACACGAACTACGAGTTGCCTCTACCACGGGAGGTCATGCGACTGGATCCGAGCGACGTCGGTCACGTCCGTCGTCCCAATCCATCCTCGGCTCTTTGGGGACTTTCGCCCTTTATCCCCGGCAGAAAGTCAGTACTGTTCAATCGGTATAGTATCGAGTATTTGAATAACTTCTATTTGAAGGGCGCCCAGCCCGGACTTGTGCTGAGTCTTGATGATACGGCCAATGAGAAAGCTGCGCTCCGGCTTTTACGCTCAATGGAAATGGCACATACTGGTCGCAAGAATCAGCGGCGCAATATGGTTCTGCCAAAAGGTGTGAAGGCCACGACTCTTGCTCAAAGCTTGGCTGATCAACAGCTTAAGGACTATATCGAGCTCAATCGTGAAACCATTATTAATATTCTTCAAATTCCGAAGCATGAGCTCTCGATTAACAGCAAGGGAAGCGCGCTTTCGAACTCCTCGGAATATAAAATTGCCCTCAAGAATTTCTGGTCAGGACCGCTTAAGTCCTTCATGAAGTCCATTGAGGCAAGTCTTACTAAGCTTCTCGCTTCGGATCTCGGTGAAGGCTACTACTTAGAGTTCGACTTATCAGATGTTGAGTTTCTTCAAGAGGATTTGGATGCCAAGGCTGACTTGGCGATTAAACTTCTGCAAACCCATACGCTAAACGAAGTACGCGCGAAAATATTTGACGAAAAGCCCCTCGAGGGCGGGGATGCTGTTCCGACTCCCAAGCCGATTCAAAGCATCAATGCTCCCACTCCGGCTCCAACGAAGTCAGTGCCCGAGGTTGTGACACCTAAGCAATCTGAGGTTAAGTTCGACAATCGAGAGAAAATTATCGAAACGAACAAAGCCGCATTTCAGAAACTCAAAGAAACGAACCCAAATTGGTGGGCGCAGCGTTCCATGGCCCTACAGCGCACCGAAGTTCAGCGCTTCTCGGATATCCATAAAGCGGCGCTCAATCTATTCTCCGATCAAATTGTCGGTGCTATAAAAGTGATCAGAAAGAATTTGAGTTCTCAGGGCATTAAACAAAAAGACACTTTCCGAAAATCCGAATTGAAACGTAAAATTCGGGATGCTCTTTCCCAGCTCGAGCAGCAATGGCTCGATGAGACGGGGCCAACTTTGGAAGCGACTCTTGATGTTGGATATGATTCGCAGCTTATATTGCCTTTCAATTTGCCCAACCGGTCCGAGATCGAAACATTGAGAGCGACGAGGTTACAGAATCGGCGCGATATGCTAAACGGCCGGTTATCGGAAGTCTTCGCAGGTCTCAATCAAACGACGACTGACAAAATCATGAAGATCATCGAGGAGGGAGTTTCAAACTCTAGAACCCTCCAGGAAATATCGGATAACATCGTTGAGGACGTTGGTAGTCCTGCGCTCAATAGCTCACGAGCGAATACTATTGCGAGGACTGAGGTCCTCACGGCTACTTCCATTGGCCAAGCCGCAGCAATGCAGGATGCATCGCAAGTCATCCCGAATCTCAAAAAAATGTGGATAAACGCGGGGGATGATAGAGTCAGAGGCAATCCCGATGGCATTTATAAAAATACTGAAGCAGACCATTGGACTCTCGGCGGTGAATTGATTGATCACGATGGGAGGTTCAGTAATGGGCTCTCATATCCACGGGATCCGGATGGTGATGCTTCTGAAGTGATCAATTGTCGATGCACGTTTATCATGGTTCCAGGTGATGATGCTGATGCACTAGGGATCCGAGACGCTCAAAGAGAATATGACGACCTTCAAAAAACCGATAATGCCGGGAGTGAATAAAATGAAACGCCTCGACTGTAATCAACGATTCGAGACTAAGAAGGTAGGCGGAAATACCTTCATTCAAGGTTGGGCAAATAGAGCTGTGGTCGATCGGGGTAAAGACCTGATCAAAATGGATGCCTGGAACATCAATAACTATAAAAAAGTTCCGATGATCCTCTTCAATCATGATAAGGACAAGCCGATTGGAAAAGCTGTCGATGTACGTCCGACGGATCAAGGCCTTTGGATCAAAGCTCAGCTCTCAAACTCAAAAGATCCCACAATTGCAATGGTTCGTGACCTCGTCAACGAAGGGATGCTCAATGCATTCTCTGTCGGCTTTGATGCTCAAGACGAGCAGACCAATCCCGAAGGCGTAAACGAAATCAAACAAGCCGAACTCTATGAAGTTTCCATTGTTACCTTGCCCATGAATCAAGACTCGACCTTTGACGTATCAACCAAAGCTTTGGCTAAAATCGGAAAGAATAAAATCAGAACGAAGATCCTTCAAGCCAAGGGTGCATGGGTTGCTGAAACCGTCCATGGTAAAATTTATGATATGGAGAAGTCAGGGGCGAAAAGGAGTGACCTTCTATCACAAATTGCTTCTGGGGCTGGCATTAGCTCGGACGATCTTACCCAAGTCCTGGCTGGTAACGTTACTCCAATCCCTGCAAATGTCCTGGAGTCTTTTGCAAAGGTTCTGGGCTTGGATCTTAAAAAACTTCAAAAATTAGACGCGGGAGACGCCAAAGTGGATCAACAACCTGAAGAGCAACCAAAGCCCGAAGAACCCGCGCAAAAAAGTGACGAGGGTCCTGAGCAAGTTGCGATGATCGGAATTCTCGTTCCGAAGGATCAAGCACAAGACCAGGACGCGGCGCAGTCGCTAGTTTCTGACGCTGGTTACGAACCATTAAGCGTTGAGGATAAGGGCGATAGTTGGTACGTTCTTCTCGAAGATCCGGCTGATTTTCAAGACGGGACTTCACAGTTGGACCTTGGCAACCAAGTGGTTGCTATCGTAGGATTAAGAAAACCTTTAGACCAACAGACACCGGAAGCCCAAGAGCCGCAGCCGCAACCAGAGGCGGACAAACGCGTTCCTCCTGCACCGGCCGACAAAGAGCCTCATGGAAACGCGGACGAACAAGTTCCTCCAAAAGATGATATGCCGCCTCTACCTACCCCTGTATCGCATCAGCATGCCGCTCCACCGGCAGATGTGCCTAAACCGCAAGGAGAAAAACCGGCACCTCAAGCAGATGCGAATCCTCCTTCAGGAGAAGGGGACAAACCAGCAGCAGCCGGAGACGACGAAGATCCCGCCAAGTTGAAAGAGGAATATCAGGCGTTCCTTCAGGACCAAGAGGCTACTGTCAATGGCAAGCCTGGTAATCCAGCATCGTGGGTTGCTGATGAAGCTCTTTGGGAAAAAGCCAAGCGCGCATCCGAGCATGCCACGGGTAAGATCGACTACGCCTTCACGGTTTGGTGGTATTTACAACACGGTGGCACTAAAAAGTCCAATTCAACAGAACGTCAAAAAGCAGTTGCTCCAGATCCCAATACCGCTCCCATCTCTGGCGGCGGTGATGGTAACATGCCTGTAGACGACAATCCGTATTTGGCGCAGGCGCGTCAGACGAACGTTCTACTCGGAAGTCTGATCAAGGAAGTTCAGCAAATGTGCATGCTCATGCAGGCGCAACAAAAAGTTCCCGAGAAGGGCTCTGAATATCCGATGACCGAAGAGCAAACAAACGAGGAAATGTCTAAATCCGTTATGGATAACCTCCGTGAATATTCGGAGAAACTAGAACTTAAACTCAGGAAGTTAGGCGCGTAATCGGCGCGCTCTTCAATTTAACTAAGGGAGTTAGCATGAAAACCAAGAGTGAAGCGCAAGAACTTCTGCAAACAATGCAGAAGCAACTTGATCGCGCCGATGGTGTGCTTAAGCAAATCGGCGATGTCGAACAAAAAGGAGTTTCAAAAATCATGAAAGGATCAAGCGCCAGTTTTCCCGTAGTCGGAGGTGAGAGCACCGATGAAAAGCAGGCAATGCGCTATTTCGGCGTCAACCATCCTGCTCAACTCATCGCAGTCAACACCGCTGATCCGAAGTTCCATTTCGTTCCCGAGAATTTGAAACTCCTCGTCAGAGACCTGAAGAAATCGGTCGATACCGCACGCTACATCGCCCAAATTTGGCACGATGCCCCGAAAGACAAAATCGGTGCAAGCGAAGGCGCCGATGCCATCGCACGTGTGAAGAACATTCTTGATACGAAGTTTGGTCGTAACGACCTCGCGGCTCGGCTCAAAGCGTTCGGTTCCACTTCTTCTGGTGCAGGAGACGAGTGGGTACCTACACTCCTCTCTTCCAATTACATTGAAGAATATCAAATCCAACCGGTTCTGGAGCAACGCTTTCAGAAAATCAATATGCCGAGCAATCCATACGATCAAGCTGTTCAGCATGGTCTGAAGAAGGCTCGTCTGATCGCTGAAAACGCTCAGATCAGCGACACGACCTTCACAACTGCGAAGCTCACCTTCACTGCAAAGAAAATCGGTGAGCATCACATTCTGCCCGAAGAGATGACTGAAGATTCCGCACCGGACATCATGGCAGCTGCTCGCGATCACGTGATCATGAGCCAGCTCCGTGCGGTTGAATCCGCCATCATCAATGGTGATGACGATGGAACGCACATTGACTCCGATACGCAAGCTGCAGGTGCGGATGTTGCTGAGAAATTGTGGAAAGGTCTGCGTCGCCAAGCGCTCGCAAACTCTGCCAACGGTTCAACAACTGACTTCACGAACGCTGCTATCACCGAAGCTAACCTTCGTACAATGCGCGCTCGCATGAAGAAATTCGGTAGCAATCCCGAAGAATTGTTGCTGCTCTGCGGCCCAGTCGCTTATACCCAATTGCTTGCTCTGCCAAGTGTTATCACCATGGAAAAATATGGTCCGATGGCAACTGTGCTGAAAGGTGCATTAGCTGCATATCAAGCAATTCCAATCGTTAATTCTGAGCATATGCGCGAAGACCTCAACGCGAGCGGCGTTTATGACGGTGTCACCGTTAACCGCGCTAGCATCTTGCTCGTTAACCTCAAGCGCTGGTATGTAGGTATCCGTCGTCCTATCGTCGTCAAGGCAATGGCAGACTTGCCATACTACGACCGGTTCTTGCTCGCGTCTTACCAACGCAAGGATTTCCAAGGGATGCCGCAGGATGCAGTCGAGTTGAGTGTTTCTCTCGGTTACAACATCGCGGTCTAAGATTTTAATCTTATGCCCTTCCAACCAGAAGGGGGGACTCTGGTAGGATAACGGCATGACAGACCTAAACCAGAAGATAATACGTCTCGGGCTTTACGAAACAAAAGCCATCGTCCCCATGGCTACGTTTACGCCCGACACGTATACTCAGCGATTACTCACCGAAGGTAACTCGATCCTATCGTCACTCTTTGTCGAGTCGATGGACATGGGTGCTTCGGTTCAAGTTAATTATTGGGATTATGGTGCTGGAAGTGAAAGCGGTGAACGTTTTAACTTAACGAGTCACAATTTCATTACAGCACCGACTATTCCGACCCCAGACCGTATTCTCGTAACAAAACTTCACAACAAACCCGTAGTGGAAATCATTGTCACCGGCGGCAACGTGCGTCTTGGCATTTACATTACGGTTGTTGCTTCATTCGCTTCCGATCTTGATTCGGCTCTTAAGAAAGACGCGCAGGTTGCTGACCTTTTGAACGATAAGGGCATGCCTGCGATCACTTACGACCCGAATCAGGGTAAGTTCTATATGCTGCGTTCTGAACAAGGAGTTATCCCAGTTTCCTTTTCGGAAGCCGGGACAATATTCCATGACCAGAGCTCGGATGTGACGACGCCGGGTGTTCAGCAAACGCTCATAGACGTTTCTGTTCCCGGTGGGTTTACTCGAAAGCTTACGGAAGTCGTCGTTGTTTGCCGCTCCCACGGTAGCTACATAGTGGAAAGTGATGGTGCTATAATTGGATCTGGCAGGACAGGCCCCGCTACTCCAAAAGACGTTATGACGTGGAATCCGAGGCGCTCGATTCCTGCTACTAAAGACATCAAAGTAAAATTCACAGCAGACTCAGCAGCACCGGTTAGTAACGTTGAAAGCTATGTAATGGCTACCGACACCTAAACCTTTTGGGGGATTTTGACATGGCAGACGTCAAAGAAGTTTTTCCGATTTTAGCTGACGATTCGACCGGGGCAGGCGTTGCCGCTATTTCCCGCGTCGAAGGCGACGCAGCAGC